TGTCATCTTTTGCCTCCTTAAAATTTTCCCAATCTAATGGTGTTGAACTAGATTTTCTATTATTACATCCAAGACAACAGAATCTTATGTTGTCATAACTATAAGTGATGGTTGGATCCCAACGATCCACAGAAAAATTATGTTCGGTTTCAGGAGTAAGTCTACTTCTCTTCTTCAAACCTTTTCCTCTAATTTTATAATGAGTGTAAAAAGTCCACGGTTGTTTACAATAACAACAAATGTAACCATCTGTTTGAGGATATCTTTCTTTCATAATGATTATGTAATTCATTAATTTTAAAAATACATCCTCTCTTGTACATTCCGGGATCCAGACCGTATTGCGTCCGTTTCTTTTTTTCCAATTGCTTGGTTTAAACATTGAGCCAAGTTTAACCACAATGAAACCTCTCCTGGAATTAAGATATGTCCAATCTTGGAAATTTCTCCTCGCATCATTTTTATCTTTATGAACCACTACTCAATTATATATAAGTTATACTCCAAGGTAAGTTCTTCTCCCGCCTGGATATCTTTACGAGTAATAAGATTATATTCAGTCTTATTACCTTTAGGTCTATTGCTTTTTTTTTCACAATTAGGACCAGAGACTTCAACTGTTTTACTAGTGTCTTCGTCAATCCTAATTACCTTTGTAATAAGAGGTTGATGATTAATAAATCCACCAAGGGGTGTTCTTATTAATTCCTTTGGATGCATTTTATCTATTTCTATTTCTACATGAGAGACTCCAAGATCAGTCCCTGCAGGAATATCTTTACTAGCAAATAAACCTTGACCATTAATTAAACTTTCCTCAATAAATAATGTATCAGGCAAAGGTCGATAAGTTTTTTTCTTATAATTCCTATCTTTATTTTTATCTATAACTTCAAAATGCTCTTCTTTAAGCTCTGTCATCTATCTCTCCTTGGTTATTACACTTATTACAATCGGCTATAAACTCTTCTCTACCTTCTTCAATAAGAGCTCTAACATAACCGTTACCTTTACATTGTGGGCAAATTATTTTACGCTTTTCCGTTTTTGTATCCATGTTTTTTACCTTCTTTTTTAGCAAGACTTTCTATTGTTTTACTTACAGTTAAATCTGCGTCTGTAATTTTTCCGTCTCCAAGATATTTTAGTATTTTATAAGTCGCTACGGATACGCTTACCGACTTAAATTTTGCAGGATCTGCCATTGTTTTCTCACTTTCGTTTGTATTTATTTGTATTAATATATGGGAAACTATACTAATAAAACAATACTTGCAAGGATTATTTTTTTGATATAATATGAGGATCTCTTCTCACACCTTTTGTTTGCCGTGAGCTATCATAGCTCCGGCAAACAATTTAGAATCATTCTAAGTTGTTATTTTACCTTCATCTTTGATAGGTGCACAGACAAATTTAGGATACAACTTTAACGTGTTTATTTGTTCTTCAGTAAAATTACCATCCGCGATCAGCACTTCGTAAGACTCGACCAGTCCAGCACGCATACATTCATAATGACTATCAAATGTTTTAGGATAATCAGGATTTGTGTAGCATTCTCCGCTCATTACAGAGCAGATAAATATAGTTAACATAAATTTCATTATTTTCCCTGGCCACGATA